GTGAAGCCGCTGCGGGCGACGAGGTAGCCCTCTTCGTCGATCGTGATCGGAAGCTGCGGCAGGGGACGTGCAGCCGGGCCGAACATCCGCATACTAGTTTCGACAAGTCGAAACAGCCATATGGAAGTGGCTGCCGAGATCAGTTGCAAACCTCGTAGTTTATACTCGATATGAGTCCCTCATCATGCGACAAGGTAATATTGATACCACAAATTGGCTCCAATAAAGAAGCCCAAAGTGAAGTCTTCACCAACACTGACCCAAGATACCAAACTATCTGTCACAGAGACAGGTCTGTCTGCTATCAAGGTATGATAAGGACCAGTGTTAGCGTTGTTTCGCATTGGGATAGGTAAAAGGAACCTAGAGGCAGAGTAGTATGGAAGCTCTACCTCAACAGCGGGTTTGTGGTGTGTTACAGTGAGTGCGGCACCGTTGAATGTATACTTATTTTTGAGAGTGGCATTATAAGCATACGTGCCATAAGTGGTAATAGGATCCGACACAATTGTTGGGATAGTCATAACTGAATTTCCTGTATTCCTACAAACCATCATTATATTGTCAGTAAGAGCACTGGACTTGAGCACTTTAAGAACATGTTTATACCTAATCGAACCCCTATAAGCTGAAAACATAGAACTAAGATAAGACAATAAAGTCATGGAAACGAAATTCACTGTCTTAGCCAAACCTACCGAAGTGTGAATTCCACTAGCATCAGAACCAGGAGTTAAAGGATAATTGCGAATAACCCAATAATAATACTCAGCTACAGTGGCGCTAGTAACACATTTAGAAGACATATAGTGTGTATACCTCTTTAATAGTTGTCTAAAACTTACAACTCTCTCACCAATGATAACTTTACTCAAGTCAGTTCCATCACTTGGATCACCTATAGTCAGAACATCCATAGGATTATCCAATTCATCATACCCCGCTTGAGGAGTCATCATGACACTCTGCATGAAATCCGCTCTTGGCTCATACACCTCAAAATCATCTCCCGCTCTAACAAATACATTAACGCCTACAGAATTGTCTATTGTATCATTAGGCGCAGTGAGCGCATTCAAAATAAGAACAGATAAAACACCATTATCGTACAATTGAGAAGGAACATAGGCTGTAGTTGTACTACTCCAAGGATTGGCCGTTCCGGCAGACCAATCTGGCAAGTTGACAAACTGTACCAACTTATCGTCAGCCCACGAAACTTTCATTTCAAACTCATTAACCTCTGACAAGTCCACAATCTTAGTGTAGTTTACATTGAACTTGGTAAAGGAGGAAAGAGCATAAGGATCATACAGAACACGCAACCTACCTTTATGGTAAGGAGTACAAATAACTTGGAATCGGAAAATGATAGTGCCCCTCCATCTATTAAAAGGAAGGGAAGCTGCCGCTATAGCAGTAGGCGCAATAACGGTAGCTGAAGGAGTGGTAGAGCCCCAGTGGGAATAGAGCATAGGAGTAACGGGAATAGAAAAGAGATGAGTGTCAGAAGCGGTGCCCACTGACCAGGTGAAAGTGGTGAGGTAGGACTCTTTCTGAGCCATGTAGAGTATATTCATCTCATCTACACCCGCTAAGCCCATAACTCTTGTGTCGATAGTGACGCCCTGTTTACTATCAAGAGTGAGCTTGGCGCTATTGTCTTCAATATCAGTAGAAGTGATGTCTTTGAAAGTGTCTTGCCTGACTGATCTAGCTGGCTCAAGGTTAGCTGGCCTTGAGTAGCCAAGAGCATTGGCAGCACCAGACAGAGCACCTGCAGCAACAGATGTGGCCATGGTATACGGAGTTACAGAAGACACAGCTCTGGCTGCCCCAACTGCTGCATTTAAAACAGAAGCAGGAGAACCAGTTTTGTATTCATCCATACCCGCTTGAGCAACCATACCGTATGCTGCGTAGGATGTGGGTACAGATAATTCCATATCCTCTGCCCAAGCAAAAACATTTACGCTGACGGACTCTGTTCCTGCATTAGCATGTTTAAGTTGATTCATGACTTGGATGTAGATATAGCCAAAGTCCACCCAATCACCTACCTGGACTTGAAACCAATTGTTGGGACAGAAGAAAGGCAATTCCATACAAGCTCCTTCCGACATCATAGGGGTGAGGAAAACATGGGGTCTTTGTGATGATAAGACCAACTCAGTAGTAATTCCTGTTCCAGCAGGAGCTCTACCATCGTTGGTAGTTGAAATGGTACTATTGGAGGTAGGAAAGGGCATATATGAAGCTAAAAGCTGACCAAATAGAAAAGGATTTCCGCTCAATACAAATTTAACACATAGTTTACACCTAGCCAAGCTAAAATGAGTAACCCTATTAATAACACGGGGATCTGCAAAGAACAAAGCCCAAGGATCTAAGATCACATTGAAAGAACTAGCTTGAGGCCAGCTCCCGGAATATATACGTACAGGCCTCCTAAAAAAGGAAGCTAATTCAGCATCATGATATGACGCTATTTGGCGTGTGGGGTCCATTATAGACGGGACCTTCAACTCTTCTTGAGCATGCTCACCAGAAAAGTCCATCGTCTCTTTTGTTTCATTAGAATTAGTAGCAAACCGATTTGAACGGGAAAAGGAGGTTTAGCCTCAACCCGGTTTTGTTGTCTAACTATTGTACAAGCCTCCGACACATGCGACATTGTGACGTGGTAACCAATACACAATAGAAGTTCTTTTCACGACAGGAACTTCTGACTCCGGCAGGACTGCTCAGCCTGCATGCGTGGGTTTAACGCCCCCGTGGCGGTGGGATATACTTTGGTGAAGTTTCCCTATACAGACTGCTCTTGATATCTCCTTCAACATCAGGAAACAGTGACACAAAATCACTCTCCATACCTGGAGTGACTTCCACTAGTTTACACTTACTATTACACTTGACGGTAAAACCATCGACCACTTTTCCTAGTGGATATAACCCATATTTGCCGTGAAGCCTGCCCACTCCAAGATTCCGCAGGTCATCCAGCTCGAGTCCGTCGCCGAGGATTAAGTACTTATCGTACAAATCTACTCTAGGCGCGAAAACTAATTCTCTTCTGTCATATATTCGAACAGCAAATTCAGAGTGTACTCTAATGTCCTTACAGACATTCGAGTTCTTCAACGTATGACCGTACGCCCTGACGTGATCGTCAAAACCCTTCAATGGACTGATGAATGTACACAGGTTTGCGTTGGCAAGGACCGTCTCCAACTTGCCTTTAAACTCCTCAAAGATGGCTTCCCCATAGAAGAACATCTCTCTAAGCGCTCCATGCGCAACTTGCTCCAGCCAGACACTATCCAGCTCATATGATCCTTTCCAGTAAAGACTCTTCGTTACTGACCTGAAAGCAATAGGGCAAGATACAGTCTCGACAACTTTGTCATCAAACTTCATAGTTGTCCTAACAAACCTCCGCTTTAAGAACTCTGCATTCTGCTCTTTAAACAGATTATCAAGAGCATCTCCCAGGACACTGAACATCTTATCTCCTCTCTTGTTCACCGCAGACTTACTCGCATCTGTATACTTGATATTAGCTTTGCCTAGCTCTTCCTGCAATGTCGTCATATTGCTCAAATATGCAAACTCCGGAGATACAGTGCCTATATGATCATCTCCTTGAGTCATAAAAGAGGAAATTTGCTGATAATCTGGCACCTCAATCCTATGGCCACACGTCAGAACAGAGATAGTCTTGTCTGTCTTAGGTCCACCCTCTCTCAAATACTTACTATAAAAGCCATAAGAAAGGTAAAACCTACAAATCTTGTTGTTCGCATGAATGGTATACCCATGACCGGAGGTGGTCATACCAGGAATAATAGTAGCTACTCCATTCACGATTACTGCAGGATAACTCAAACCTGCGACTATATTCTCCATACAAGTCACCGCCCACAATGGATATTCTATCTCCTTCGCTAGATCAACATCAATCTGCATCGTATCTACTGTGACTTCAGGTGTACTACTCTGATCGAAATGCCCATAGTCACCGTTTATGACGGAATCATCCTCATCAGAAGAACAATGTCTCGTTGCTATATCAGCCACAAGAGTAGCATCGTGACTAGTGACATCTAAGCCGACACAAGATCCAAAAACCTTGGGATTGTAATTCTGCGCTTCCCCCAACGGACCAAACAACATCCCGATAACTATCTGGAGAGACACTGGGTAACACACATAAACGCGTGCATCTTTCGGAGATACCTGGCCAAAGACGTCTTTTTGAAGCTTAGTAGCCTCATCTTTGTACTTGAACTCACCAAACACTTCAAGACCAGCCCCAGGCACGGATAACCGCTCTATCAAGGAATTCACCTCATCAATAACTTCTTGATTGATCATTCTCTTGTCATCAACGTCCACATAAGAGTAATGGGTCTTACTGCGGCACCACGGAAGTCCCATGCTAGAGTTCCAATTCAAACCATTGACGTAGGGTCTCCTATCTATACCCTTACAATACTCTTCAATGGTGAAAGGCACGACACCATTGAACAACTTAGAACTACTCATGTAGAAATTGCGGACACTCTTGAGAGCACAGTCATATGCTCTCTTGTCATAATCATGATCAACTCCTGCATGCTCTAATGCGGGTTGAGATGATCTCCACTCTGGTTGCCCATACTTACACGGAGCTGTGTCAGGATCTCCAAACTCTCTTCTCATCTCAGTGAAAATACAACTTTTTGACGTCTGACCTCGAAGCCTCTCTGTCTTGTCTCCAAGTTGGACACCACCAAGAACCACAAATCTGTCAGAGACATCCACATCACCTTTGTCGAGGTGGTTGACACTACTCTTCAAAGGCACAGGATGAGAAGTGTCAACTTCTTTGCCCAAGAGGAAAAGTGATGAAGTGTCTGGAGTAAGGATTCTGCCCTTAACCAGCTTCCTGTATGCACTGTCCAAATCAAACTTGTTGAACGCACCAACAGCCACTAATGGAGTGCCAGTGTACCCAGCTATATGAATGCCCACTACCGCTATGCTCTTACGTGTAACACTGATGACGGGGGATCCACACATACCAGGACCTGAATTGATGGGAAGATGAATGTCGTACATGGGCGAATCTGGAGAACAAGGAACCGTATGCCACGAACTTCGCGGCATGATCTGACACCTGACGTCACACACTGTATTCGTCAAATCGGGATTCTTCATAATCCATTTAGCTGGAAAGTCATCAATAGCAATGTCATGAGTGACATATCTACTCAAATCAGGCGTTGTCGGAAACCTGACGTGTACCATTCCAATATCGCTGCCCGTCCTGACAGGGACCCAATCTTCACGGGAGATCCTAATGTTGCGAGAATTTCCTCCTGATCTCCAGGTGAGAGGCCTATTCTCCACCTGCTCAAGGAAATGGATGTTAGTTACCCATGTGCCATCTTTGTAAGGGAACGCTCTACATTTCATAATCCCTACATCTAACTTGGCTGTGATGTATGCTGTGTGATAAGACATTTTCTCAACCAGCTGATCAACTGTAGATCCTGACACATCAGCTTTTGGAACTGGCCCAGAAGGTTTCTTGACCCAAGCACAACCTGCCTCAAAAGGAACTTCATAAGTTTGATCCTCCATATTCTTGGCGAACACCTTCTTCAAAGCCAAGCCACTAAGGACAATCGTAGTAAAAGCTCCAAGAATCCAGTATCTCCAACTTTTCGCAGTCTGTATAGAATTGCTAAGGAATACTCTCCACTCTTCCTTACTAACGCTGCACGCTGCGTTGGCAAACACCACCTGCAATCCACTAGAAGCTAGTGTCCACACAGCATAAACTACAAGTTGCTGAATGGCTATCATAGCATAAAACACATCTTTGGCCAAATGATGCCTCAAAGGCGCATGGGCAAAAGCCAAAAGGAAAGAAAGAAGCAAGAAAACCAAATTGAATCTCACTCTAGACTTATAGACAGAGGGCGCTCTTTTGCTCAATCCCATCACAATAGGCCACCAAACACAACTAGTCTTCAAGACCACGTATGCCTGCCAGTGTAAGGGAACATATCCTAAAACGCCCATACTTCCTGAGTGGAGTAGACTTCCTACGTTGACGTTCATCACTGTATCTTTCAACTCAGTAGCCTTATTTCTTACAACATTCACCTTCTCCTTCACATCAGCAAGGCCTACTTGGTTTTGCATAGCAGAAGTGTTTGAAGTTGGAGGTATTAGACGTATGCGTGTTGGTGCTGTTCCCTGCGCTCTTGCTACCCTAGCTGCGTATGCAACAGGGTCACAATCCTTACAAAGCTGTGGAATACGACCATGTGGACACGAAGTGATGGATTTCTCTAAGAATTGGACAATCTTCTGCTGTTTCACATCATTGTCTTTGACCCTATGTGTGACTACGTCAAGATAGACACTCAAATCAACATCTTTCACTTTAAACCCTCCTGGAATAGGGTCTAGAGAGAGTTGGCAGACATCTCCATATTTGAAAAACACAGGCCTATAATCCTTAACCCTAAAGTCCCACATCTCATAAGTGAGACTCCACACAGTATCAGGAACGCGTCTAGGAACTCCTTCATCATCCACATCTAACTCCGCTAAGACAAAAGCAGAATTAAGCCTACCACTCACATCTTGTGCAGCAGGTTTGACTTTAACCTCAACAGCGTCAACACGTCTAAACATAGCTTCAGGATGGTTAAGACTACCATGTATAAACTGCCTTTTGTTATTACATGAACTCATGTAGAACAGGGCAGTTTTACTAACCATACCCTTGGCATTCAAATCCGCTTGGTTGGTAGTCTTAGGGTAGTTGTTCATAATGTCCATCACATTGCATCCCTGCACGCCATCCACAACGTTCTGCATAGCGTAATTAATGTCATCCTCAACAATGCACTCCGTATTGGGATTAATCGTGTCATCAAATTTCGTAGCACTGTTGATGTATGAAGTCTTACCTATAAAGGACTCACGGCCTAAAGACTTTGCTGCAGCCTGCGAAGTGAAATGCATAACTGTGGACTTGCCAACAGAGGAATCGCCATGCAAACACATCCCTACTGGCGCTTTCGCAGGCTTAAACCCCCTAAGTCTAGCCATAACATCTATCTTCATCGAATCAAGAGTGACAACATGCCTCAACAAAATAGCGCGCCCTTGGGGAGATTCAGCTTTGACTTTCATCCTAATGAAATCCTTTGCGTCATCCAACATCCTAGCAAACGCAAAGAGATCTATTGGTTCCCCCTGCATCTGAGAAAATTTCTCACTACACGCTGCCATTCTACCATGCACGCTCTCAAGTGAGTTCTCAAACATAAGATCTACCCAACTACCAGATTGAAAATACTTCCTTCCAACTTTAGCAAAGTAATCAATAGCGCTGATAGCCGCGGAGAAGATATCTTCACAGCTCGAACATTTGGTGGCGGCTGCTTCCGCGAATAATTTAACTCCCATAATGGAGGCGCCTCTTGGAGCAAGGCCAACCCCCACAAGAATGCCTATAACCTTCTTAATATGGTGGAGAGTATCACTAGCCGCCACAATCTTGATCTTCTCAAAAGAGGTAGGCTCGGTGTGTGGAGACATGGCATTGACGATGCCACGGACAGCACCCTCAGTTGCAAACTGTGAAGCGCTATCGCGGAGATGAATCATGGTGTCAACATTCTCAGACAAATAATCAGATATTGCCTGCGCCCATTCTGTGAACTTACCTTCAGGAGTGACTCTCTCCACATAGAGGAGGACTATACGCAAAACACTGGCGGGGTCCTTGCGCATGCTGTAAGCTGCCTCTATATGCATAAGAGTAGTGACAATAGTCCGCTCATTCGTTGGATTGATGATCCAATTAGCAATACCTCCAGCCCAACTATTGGAAAGCTCACTAAGCATAGTACTAAAGTCAGAAACGATTTCAGTCTGAGGGTCCATCTCCCTCTTATCTTTCTTCTTCTGCATCCTCTGATTAATGGCATTGAGCTGCTTTTGAAGCTTATTCACTTTAGAAGTGATCTGCTGCCTCTGTCTTTCATCTTTCTTGGCAAACTTCTTTTGCCTTTGCTTGCCTCTATCGCTCTTGAGACCATAATCAGAGATCTCTTCTCGAGTCTGTGGGACCATATAAAATGGATCCTCAAGAAGAAATTCAACCAAGCGGGCACCATGGCCCTGAACTAAACGCCCTTCGACCACAGCTGCATTATACAGCATAGCTTCGTATTCCGGCTTAGTAAACCAAAATACAAAACGTTTCAACATATAGAAAACATACTGAAGCACTCTAATAACCGCGAAAAACAAAAGACAATACATGGCGAGCAAATAATGACGAGCACTTTCCTTAGAAATATCACGATATGACACTGATGGTGATGGTGTGGAAAATGTGGTGGAATTCTCATCAAAAAAGTTAAATGTGGTGGTAGGAACAAAGAATGGCTCTGGGGCTGTATCTAAAACACTAATAGTAACAAGCTCACGATCATTAACGAAAACAGGCGACGAAACATATAAACTGGTGTTCTTGTCTTGTTGCATTATCATAATCATATAAAATGACTCAGACAATGCACCAAGAGAAGAACGTTTGCAACATGAAATGTTGCCAACGCACTTTCCCCTGGTGCAGCACACGCCTTACTCCGGGACCGCATCATACACTATTCCCTTTCAGTACTATCACTTGCTCAACAACCGAGCAGCTACGTGAGCCGTCTAATTTCCCCGTGGCCGTTAGCTAGCTATCACAAGCATACGCACTTGACTGCGCACTATCCCCCATAAGTAAAATCCATAGCCTTAATCCCTAATTGCTTTAAGGGAGGTGCGTAATTCGACTTAGTTATCTTTAAAAGAATTATTTGCAGGGACCATAGCTTAACAAACCCCGGGACAACTTGCCGAGATGCTTCGTTCATTACAGGTGTGCCACCGGTGTCTTCCCCGATGACCATCGTTACCACCTACAGTTGTATTATAGTCCGCAACTGGCACGGAACTTGTCCTTTTTAGTTGGATACTTAAAATCTGCAAACACACCTACATACGACGTAGTCGAACAGAAATTGAAGTATTGTGGGGTTCCAGCCCACGTCCCAGACAAGCAGAAGATGTATCGCGCTTCACATGCGGGGTGTTACGTCACACCCATTACCGGCGGAACCACCCCGGAATCGGGCCCCCTTAGGGACTTGATACGTCAACACTAGCGTACCCAGATTCAAACATACAATACGGACACAATGGAAACATATAAGGGAGTGTGGACCTAAAGTAACTATTTCTAAACATATAGAGGGAGGATGCTATCAAAGAGGTTTGAAAGCAAATTAAAACTAAATGAATGCGAAATACACACAATCGCGCGGACCAAACATCCTAAAGGAGCTCGACGCGATTAGTGTAATAGAGTAACGATTTTGCTCACGACTTCATGTAGAAGACGAAGCACGATATATACAGGGTGGGAAGACAATGATGCGCTATTAGTAGTGATAGCACAACAAAGAGAGATTATTTCATATCTCTAAAATTGGGTTGTCAGTTGAATTCCCTCAACCTTCACAAAGGTACTGTTAAAACACTCCACTCTAAATCCACGAAAAAGTCAAACACATACGACCTTTCGAGAAAAGTAATGTCCTTCTATTATAGGGACTACACTAAATCTCACTACTAACTCATGCGTAATGAAGTTACGCGACTAACCACAACGACTCATAGCGGTTGATACTAGTAATCTCAAAAGAGGACAACGCTACCACAAAATTCTAACTAATAGTAATCTTGTAGCAGCACGTAAACTCTGTAAAGATTCTATGTTATCAACCCTATG